GGTAAAAAATTGTCAGAAGAACAAAAATTAAAAAGAAAAGAACATTTAAGGCAATTGTGGTCTAATCCCGAATGGTCGGAAAAAGTAAGACAAAAAATGGGTTACAACACAAAGGGTGATAGAAATCCTAATTGGAAGGGCGGGGTATCTAATTCGGTTTGTGAGTGCGGAAATAAAAAATCTTTTTATGCTAAAAATTGTATTTCTTGTAGAGACATTAGTGGAGAAAAAAATCCATTTTTTGGTAAAAAACATAGCATTGAAACTATGAATAAAATAAAAAAATCTTTAAATCAAAAAGGTGGTTTTGGAGGAAAAAATAATCCAAATTTTAAATATGATATTGAAAAAGATGAATTATACAATTTGTATATAACACAAAACAAAACAGTTAAAGAAATAAGTTCATTTTTTAATTGTGCGATAAACACGATTAACAATAAATTGAGACAATTTAACATATTTAAACCAAACTCTAATATTTATAATTTAAATAAAGACGAAATAAAAGAATTTTTGAAGGAAGGATTAAACTACGTGCAAATTGGTAAAAAATATGGATGTAGTAACAAAATCATACATAAATACGTAAAAACACATAACTTATATGTCAAATAATAATAAAGTACCTATAAATCGTTTGTCTAAATTCTTCTCCGAAGAAGATTTTTTTTTTTTAGAACAGGCGATTGGAATGGAGTGGCTTCATGGTGACATGAACTTCACGGTTGTGTTATATCGTGTTGATAGACAACGAACAAATAATGATGATGTTTATGGTGAAGCATTAAGTGGTGGAATACAATTTTTAGCACCTGTTGAATTAAAAGGTTTAGTTAAAATTGAAGCACCAACTAATAGTGATTTAGGATTATCTAGAATTTCACAAATAGAACCAGGTAACATGACATTTAGTGTTTATCAAAATCACTTAGATCAACTTGCCGTTGACATATCACTTGGTGATTATTTAGGTTATTATGAAACAGAAGATAAAGTTAGATATTATACTGTTGTAAATGATGGAAGAATTACTTCAGATATGAAACACACCTATGGCGGTTACAAGAAATTTTATAGAACTATTATTGCGTCACCAGCAACAAACGATGAATTTAATGGAATTTAATTATGGCATTACCTAAAAAAGTAAAAAAATATTTACCTCTTGTTCCAACAAAAGTTGGTAAAGAAAGAAGACAAGAGTTACAGGATTATATTTCTGACGACGGAACTTATCTTCCAAAAGGAGTTTTACATGCAGATCTTGATAAAGGAATGCTTGATTTTGTTAAAGAAGGGTTGAAGTTGGTTGTTGACGGTAATGTTGTACCAACAGTTGATAAAATTATAACAACACAAAGTTGGGCTCAATTTACTGAAACGTGGAAGTTTCAAGATTTAGATAAAAACGTTTCACTACCTTTTATTATTACAGTTAGACAACCTGAAGTTGTTTACGGAAATTTCCAAGGAGGGGCATCAAACATTCCCGAAAGACTAAGGTTTTTTTATTATTCGGTCCCAACTTGGAATGGTGAAAGAAAGGGTGTTGATGTTTATAAAGTACCACAACCTGTTCCTGTTAATATAACTTATAATGTAAAAATATTTTGTAACAGAATGCGCGAACTAAATGAGTTCAACAAATTAATGATGCAAAAATTTACATCAAAACAAGCATATACTCAAATAAAGGGGCATTATATGCCAATGTATTTAGAATCAAATACTGACGAATCAGTAAAGGATATTGAAAAAAGAAAATACTACATTCAAACATATAAAATTGTTTTAAGAGGTTTTTTATTAGATGAATCAGAATTTACGGTGGCTCCTGGTGTCACAAGAAATTTAAATGTTTTTGAAGTTGACCCAATTTCAAAACAAAGAAAAGCACAAATTCAACCACCAAGACCTGATAATTTTGATTTAGATTTTTTATTTGTTTCAGGAAATACTCAATTATCTGAAGTTTTTAGATACACATCGGATGTTATTATTGAAAGTACATCAAACATTACAACGTATTCTGTTTTTATTAACGGAAATTTTGTTGGGTCCGATTTAGAAAAAATTCAAATAAACGATGGTGATACTTTAGTTATTAATGTTACTAAGACAACACCATCTTTAGAATCAACAATTAAAACGGTTGCATATTTGGTGACCTAACTATTCTCCGTATATGTCTTTTTCTTTTTGACAATTCCTTGTAATAAGGTTTTCTAAATACTTATAAATTTTTAATCCGTTTTCTTCGCAATACTTTTTTAAAAGATCATGTGATTCTTTTGAAATTTTAATGTTTTTAATTTTTTTCATTTTAAACGTAAAAAATATAGGCAGAAAAAAGGCAGAATTATTTCTTCCTATTAATAAATAATTATATTTCAGGTCCGTTTTTTGCAAATTTTGATTGTATTTATATAGAAAATAAATGTTTAAATTTTAATTAATAATGGCATCAACTAATAAAGTATTTGTATCTCCAGGTGTTTACACATCAGAAAGAGATTTAACTTTTGTGGCACAAAGCGTAGGTGTAACAACATTAGGTATTGCGGGTGAAACACTACAAGGGCCTGCATTTGAACCTATTTTCATAACTAATTTTGACGAGTATCAAACATACTTCGGAGGGACAAGTCCCGAAAAATTTGTTAATACACAAATCCCTAAATATGAAACATCGTATATCGCAAAATCATATTTAAGTCAATCAAATCAATTGTTTGTAACGAGAGTTCTTGGTTTATCAGGTTATGATGCAGGTCCATCTTGGTCTATCACTACGATTGCAAACCCAAACCCATCAACTGTTAATGTTACTGGAACATCAGCAGCACAAACAATTACATTTACAGGGACAACAGGATCAAGTTCAAATGTTACAATCACTGACACATCATTGGCTCCACTTGTTTCGGGTATTCTTTATGATACGTATACAACATATAATGGAAGTACATCATCATTAAATGCGGATCTTCAATCATTTATTTCAACACAAATAAATAATTACGCTACTTTAGGATCAGGTTCCACAGGAGGACAAGCAATATTTTGGGGTAGTGTTAGTTCTTCAACATTTAATTCAGTAACCGGTGTTACGGTATTCGGAAATACTGTATCTGCTACTACAAATGTTTTAAATGTTGATAACCTGTTAGTGGAAAATGCAGTTTTATCGGCATCTACAAACGATGCTTGGTATTATTTCTTATTTGATTATTCAAAATTAAATAGTGTTGGTTCTTACTACGGAACAGGTTTTGGTGCAGCACTTTTCAATATTGGTACAGGAACAACCACAACTGAATTTACAGGTACTTGTAAAATCTACGGAACTTATTATTCAGGATCACCTTATAACGATTATGATGATTTAATTGTTGCTACTTTAAGATCAAGAGGTATAACAAACTATTCTGCAACACAAGCAGGACCAAGATTTGAAGTTTCTGGTAAATCGGACGCAGTGATGGTTTGTTCAGGATCATATTCAGGTATTAGTTCTAACCCATATGCTACATTCCAAATATCAGGTAAAACATATGATAATGATATCTTTACATTTGAAACATCTTTAAATTCAACAAATTCTAATTATATATCAAAAACATTTGGAAAAAGTAATTTTGGTAAGGACAGAACTGAAGTTCCATTATTTGTGGAAGAAGTATACCCAAGTTTATTAACTACAGGATATAGAGATAATAAAGTTAGAGGTTTATATTGTGATTTTGTTGATTTACCTGGTGTGACTGATTCACCAAATACTGAATCAATTGCTTATTATTTAGAACAATATCAGACACCTGAAACACCATTTATGGTTTCTGAATTAAGAGGTAATAAAGTTTATAAATTATTTAAGTTTGTTTTAATTTCCGACGGTAACGCGGCAAATAGACTTGTTAAAATGTCAATTGGTAATATTTCATTTGCTAATGGAACATTTGATGTGTTTGTTAGAGATTTCTTTGATAACGATCAAAACGTTAAAGTAATTGAAAGTTTCACTAATTGTTCATTAAACCCTAACTTAAATAACTATGTGGCAAATAAGATAGGTACATCAAACGGTGAGTATCAAGTAAAATCAAAATACATTATGCTTGAAATGAGTGACGAAGCACCGATAGATGCTTTACCTTGTGGATTTGAAGGATATGTTACAAGACAATACGCAACCGCGGCTTCACCATACATTGTTTATAAAACAAAATATAATAAACCTGGTGACGTATTATATAATCCTCCATTTGGATCTTCAACAGGAGGAGACAATCCAGTTATTTCTAATGGTGAAAACCCAAGAAGAGCATACTTAGGTGTATCAGATATTACAGGTATTGATTACGACTTCTTTGATTATAAAGGAAAGCAAATCCCAACAAATATTGCAACGGCAACCGAAGGATTATCTTGGGCTTATTTAACAAAAGGATTCCACATGGATGTAAATGCAACATCAATCACAATCCCATCTGGATTTGCAACCGCAGGTGAATCGGCATTTGAAGTTGGTGTTTCACCTTTTTCTTCTGAGCCTGATGATTCAGATAACGAATATTATAGATTAAATACCCGTAAGTTCACGATTTGTGCTTATGGTGGATTTGA